TGCATCAGAATTATTAGCTTCTAATCTTGTATTATTAACATTGTAAGTTAATCTTTTATTATCTTGTATATACCAATCACTTGTAGTGCTTGACACTTTATACATAACCCAAGCAGGTTTAAATCCTGTATAAATAAATGTTCCATCAGCATTTCCATTACCAATATATTTTCCAAACTTGCTGTAACCAGTTTTTTCTGCAAAGCAGTAGGCTACATAAGTTGCACCACTTGCATTTACTGCACTATCTGTACTAATTGAAAATACAGAAGATGTTGGTGCTGTGTCATTCCAAACATTTGAACCACTAGCATCTCCAGCTGTTGTATTTAAAACTAAATGTTTTGTTGCACCTATTGAGCCATGATAAACTCTCCAAACATCATTAGCATTTGTTCTTTTAACTATTATCATTTTAGGAACTGAACCCAATCCATGACCTACTGTTGCATTACTTCCTGTTCCTGTATATGTTGAAATTGAAAAACCTGCTGTCGTATTAACAGATGTGTAAGTAGTATTTATTGAACCATCTGTATTTGATGAACCTTGACCATTTGCTTTCCAATTCCATGATGCGTAAGTTTGTGAAGAATTATTAACAGCATCTGCTGTTGCAACAGTAAAACCATCACTTACAAATCCAGAAATTGATGAAGTTGCATCATCTTGAGCGCCATCACTTGCAGTATTTAATCTATAATTACCTCTTACAGCATCTCTTAAAACATGAGCTTCAGCATTTGTTCTGCTTTTAACCCAAGTCCAATCTGGTTGAAAACCTACACCAGTTATATTTTGTGATGAACCTGTACCAGAATAAAGTTTAGTATTAAAATAATCTGTAGATTTATTAATTGTTGTGTATGCCATTATAAGTTTAATCCTTTTGTTGATAAAGCAGTATAGCCTGTTGGTACATCATATTCAAATATTCCATTACCACTTGCGTTAGTTCCTGCACTAGATATTTGAGTAGAACCGAAGTAGCCATTGCCGAAATTAAATTCAAAAGTATGTTGATGATTATATGAACCACCACCAGCAAAAGGTAAATAAAAAAGTTCTCCTGTTGTAATATTACCCATAGAACCTGTGCCTGTTGAACCTGAAGTTGGGTCGCCAGAATTAAAATAAGTACCATTGATATGAAAATACCATTTTCCATTATCTAAATCAAAAGCAAGTCCAAAAATATCATTTGCACTATAAGAAAGAGTTATAGATGTGGTTGTACCATTATTATTTACATTATCCCCATAAGTATTATCTGGATTTACTGTGTGAATATTTGACCCACCAATATCTCCATTACTATTAGCATTATTATGATTATTGCCTATTATCCCAACATAAAAACTTGTAGATGTAACAGTTTTCATTTCAAAATAATATTTACCACTTTTTGCACCTAATGTTCCTATTGTATCTGAACCATGACCAATACCAGTAGTGCTTTTAACAAATTTTGTATTTCCATTAGAAAAAGTTGGTGGGTTTGGAGTATAAACTAAAGGATTTAATGTACAAAAAACATTGCTTGGATTATCTTCTGTTTTTGTAAGTGTACCACCACCAACTGTAAAATTATTACTATTACCAGATTGGTCTGTAACTGAATTACCATCTTTTAAAATAAAGAAACCATCTGTTCCATAATTTACATTAGGAGAAGTTTTAATTTTCCATTCTCCAGTTGTTGCATCTGTTTCTCCAAACTCTGTAGGATTGTAAGCTGTTCCATCGCAAAAATGAACATGAGACATAGACCCAGTAAAAAAACTATCTATATTATTAGCATAGCAACCAATAGTAGTTTTATCAGCAGTTGAAACTAAATTAATAAATGAATAAGTAGTACCATAAGTGACTTGATTACCATTAATATATGTTGTGCCAGTACCACTACTTACCTTTACTAAAACATGATACCAACAGCAAGGGTCTCTTAAAAGTTCAGTACTATACCAAGTACTAGAACCATTATAATGATATAATGCGTTCCAACCTGCTGAATTTCCACCCCCATAAATACCTAAAATTTGTTGAGTACCATTAGAAAATATACTTTGATATGTATTAGTAGCTGTCACTAAATTTCCTAATTTTATCCAAGCAGAAAATGTGTAAGTACTTGGAGTTCCACTTAAAGTTCGTTTTAAATATGTATTAGCCATTAGTTAAATTGTCCCCCACCTGTTGCACCAAATGATGATGTCATACTAAATGATCTATCAACATACTGGCCTTCAGCATCTTGTAAACGCACAGTAAAGTTATATTGAGTTGGAGTTGTAGAAGATGCACCAAAATCAGAAGTAGTTAACGCACCTGTTGATGAGTTAAGAGTTACTCCTGCTCCAGTTAAATTTGACGTTGTTTCTGTATAGGAAACTGTTGAATCTGAAGATCCTGCTAAAGTAGCTAAAGTACCAGAGAAATTTCCAGCAAATGTTCCAAGAGAACCTGCAGCTGTTGACCATGTAGGTGCATCAGATACAGTAAGTATTGCAGATCCACTTATTCCTGAATTTCCAGTATCAGGATTAGTAACCATAATTTTGTAAGAAGCATCTACAGTTAAAGTAAAGTTTGCAACTATAGTTGTAGCATTAGTAAAAGTAATAGAGTTAGCTTGATACCAAATTCCAGTAGAAGGATTTAAAGCTTCTACCTGGGGGATACTAACAAAATTTGTTCCAGTAATAGTTACATTTGTTGCATCATTAGTAATTGTTGAAGGCGACACACTAGAAACAGTAGGTCGAGTTTCTGTAGCTATTGTAACTGAACCACCTAAATTTACTGATGATCCATTAATTGTAATTGCAGAATTTGCTAATTTATTATTTGCAATTGATCCTGCTAATTTTGCATTAGTTAAAGATCCATCAGCAATTCTAGCAATGTTTAATGTTCCTGCATCTATGTTGGTTGCATTAACTGACGCAACATTAAATGTTCCATAAGCAACTACATCAACAACATCTCCTGCTGCTAAAGCTGAAGCAAATACTACTGAAGTACCAGAAGTAATAGTAATATCAGCTCCTGATAACCTAATTCCATTAAGGTAAACATCTGCGTATCCTGCATCATAAGCGAGTGTGTTTCCGTTAGCATCTGCTCCACTTACTGTTGTTGGTGTGCCTGTAATATTGTAAGTATATCTTTGAGATGTTCCATTAACTGTAGAACCTGCAGCTGCCCATCCAGAAGATTTGTAAACTTTTAATTCGTTAGCTGTTGTGTCAAAATATAGGTCACCCACATTTAGACTTGAAGTTGGTGCCGAACTTGAAATTCTATAAACATCAGCAAAGTTTTGTACTGCTGATAAATTTGAAGAAACATTTGATACTGCTGCATGAGCAGCTGCTAAACTACCTAAACCACTTATTCCTGCAAGTGTAGCCATATTTGTTACATTTGTAGATGTGCCAAGATTTGCCATGTTAGTTACATTAGCTGAAGTACCTAAATGGCCCATAGCAGTAACATTTGCACTTGTTCCAAGTAATCCCATTGCAGTAACATTTGCAGAAGTACCAATATGCCCCATAGCAGTTACGTTTGCTGAAGTGCCTAATAAATCCATGTCTGTAATAACTGCTGAAGCACTTAAAGCTGTTATTTCAGATAATTTTCCTGCTACCGAATTAACATTTGCAATTGAGTTTCCAACATTATCAACATTAGTTATAGCACCTGCTACAACTTCAATTTCAGATGTAGTTTCATTTAAATCATCAGCTACAGTTTCTACTTCAGAAACAGCTTCTGCTAAATCATTTGCTACAGCTATAACTTTAGTAATATCTGCTGCAACTGTGTTTACTGAATTTATGTTATTTGCAACTGTTGTTACATTTGCGTGAACACCTGCAACTGTTGTTACATTGGCTGCAATTCCAGAAACAGTTACTATATTACTTGCTATACCAGCTACAGTATTTACATTAGTTACATCTTGAGTAAATTCTAAAGCTGTTCCACTAGAGTTAACTGTTAAAAATTTGTTTGCGACTAATTCAGGAAAAGTAAGATTGTATGTAGATGCTGTAGTTGATGCAGCTCTAGGAGAGAATTTTAAATCTCTTTCTACTTGCTGAATCATAGCAATAATTTTGTCTAATTCAGTATTTAACGAGTCAATTTGAAATGCACCTGAAGTTGGAAAGTCTGTTGATCTTGCTACAGCTAAATCTCTAAAAATTGTAATTTTATCATTAAGGGTAGCCCCTCCCCCTAGAGTAATTGATCCACCACCAGAAACACCTGCTCCTGTTACCGAATATTGAGAAGCTGATGATGGTGAAGCATTATAAGTTAATAATGTTGTACCATTGTAAACTTTAATATCAGCAGTAGTAAAAAACTCAAAATTTACTGCAAATGTAGTTTGTCCACTTGTAGCAGTATATTGAACACGAGGTTCTGTGTCAGAAATAGTTATAGCCATTATTTATCTTAATCCTTTTTGTATGTCGTCAAACAACCAATCGAGATACCATACATTCTGAAATGGAATTAACCTACGCACATTCTTGGCTGTGTGGTGATTATATTTGTTACCTCCAACATCATATAAGATGTCAAAAATATTATAAATTTGACCTCCACTTGGGCCAAATAATGTTCCTGCTTTCCATCTACCAGAAGAACCATAAGGTTTATTTTCTCCTAATAATGGTGCAATTCCTATTCTGTTATCTGTTAAAGTTTCTATAGCTTTATTAACATCAGTATAAATTCCTGCTAATCCAGATCTATCAAAAGCATTAAGTAATTTTTGAGTTAAGGATAATTTATTATAATCTCTGTTAAATCTAAATTTATGGTATGTAGCATCAATTAACATACCAGAACCCATTAATAACATTGCACCAAATAAAAAATCTAAATCCTTTTCTTGTAATCCTCTCATTAACATTCTTTGAGTTGATGACATTGCAAATTTTTTAAATTGAGCAAAAGTAGAACCTAATTCTGTACTCATCCATTTAGGAGTATCTCCTAAACCTGGAGTAACAATTGTAATATTAATATCTTTATTTAATGCTGCACCAAAAGCATCTCTAGCAGCATCATCTTGCCATTGAGATGTATTAGCCATATAATTATATTTTGTTTTAGTTCCATGTTTTTCAAATTGAACAGCTATTCTTCTAGCCATATCTTCATCAATACCTGAAGAAGCTAAAGCAGTTTTCCATTTATCTGATAATCCACCTTTGCCCCATTTTATAGAATCTTCAATAATTCTAGAACCAATAGTAACGGATGCCATAGATTTAGCCATCTCTGTCCATCTAGACATAAGGTTAACATACATAAAATTAAATGCTGACATTTTACCTAATCCACTTTCAAGTTTATTAGATAAACCAAACATATCTCCTACATCAGAAAACAACATTGCTCTTTGACCAGTTACCATATCAACTGCTTCACCAAAAGATTGTGCTTCTGCTTTACCCATTTTAAATAATTTTGCATC